GCCAACTGATTCAGCGGCTGAGACTAGGGAAGCGATATCGTTTGCACGATTAGTTTTTAGATTAGCAAATGACATATTTTATTTCTCCTGTATTTTGTATGTCTGAATTATCCACATTTTTCATAATATAATAGTTATTATAACACATTTGTGTCACTTTGTAAACCCCTTTAATACAATTTTTTTCATTTTATTTTCATCAATATTAATAAAAGTCTTGTACTTCCGGATCTTGCGTGAAACATCTGGCCAAAGAATAGTTTCACTGATTTGTCTGTTTGCTTTATTCATAAACCCTGTGAGTTTATCAAGTATGACCACAGTTTCTAGACAAATATTCCCACTCAAATACTCTGTTACTACAAAGGGATGAGTGTCTATACTAAAAAGTTCATCAAAAGAATTTACCTTTTCAGTTAATGTATTTATATCACTTTGAAAAGTATAGCTGAGAGACTGAGTTCTTTTCTGCCAATTAGTATAATTGTCATCATCAGTCATCATATCACCGACCCATTTACGATCTTCAATAAATTGAGATACATAATAGTTAATTAGGTCAGGTGCTTTATCATGCTTCTTACCTAGCTTTGCAAAATGATATTTGTCTTTTCGTTTCCAAAAAGAAGAAGGTTTAGCTGAAGTCTTAAAGTTATACTTAGGCGCATCATAACTATCACTCTCAAAGTGGAGTTTAATTGCTAAGTAATAACTATATGCTTCAAATGGTTCCATGTTCATTATGTAATCCTAGTTCTGATTGAGCTCGTTAAATTGGTAAGGTATTCCCACCATCATGGTGTATCAGATTCAATTCAACAGCTTCGGCCTGTATCTTTTCCTTGAGAACTGGGCCAATAAGATTCCCAATATCACCAGGATCTAATTCTCTCAATTCACAAATTGCTATAACTGCATCCATATATGGCATTTTAGTTTCACTTACTTTGTCTTCAACTAGCTTTGAAAACCTTTTCTTTGTTAAAATAATTTCTTCAATCATCGCATTCCCTGTAATAGTCTAAGGCCTATATAAACACATAAGCCAATTATCATTGTAACTCCAAATGGAGCAGAAAGAAATCCTAGACACATTGAGGCAAACATTGTAATAATAAATGCCTCAAGGTCTGGTTTTGTCCAATCATCTAAGCTCATTTCAACATAGCCTTAAGTAGAATAGTATCCTTATTGATACGAGCATTAGGAGTTCCAGTCTTAGTGGTAAGTTTATTCCAAGCTGCATCCAATTGTTTTGGAGTACCATTTAAAGCTACAGTAAGAAACTCATCTGGTTTACGTAATTTAACTTTACGTGATCCTTCAATGTCTACATTTTTAAGAGTAGATCCACTCACCTCAAAGCCTTTAGTTGAACTAGAAACTAATTCAATAAACTCTTTGTTCTTGGTATTAAACGTATAGACTCTCATAGCACCTACTATAGTATTAGGATGAGCTGATACTAGTTTATAGTCATCATCCATTATCTTATACTGCATTTTAGCTACTTGCTTTTCAGCACTTTTAGCTTTAGGTGTACGTACTTTACGAGTAGCTTTGGCTGATGATTTAACTCTATCTAAATCAAGCAACATAGCTTCACAAGCTTCTATTCTACGTTTAAGTTCTTTCCTAGCAAGGTGTGAATAACCTTCAACAGCTTGTTCGCAACGCTTATGGTAAGCATCTGAATAATCTAAAAGCCAACCATCGATTTCTTTTTTAACCATTTCAACTGAAGCTCCAGTTAGTCCATGAGCTTTAAATTGAGTATAAACATCAAGGGTTGTTTTTTCACCTTCAATCCATTGATCTTCAAGATCCATGAGATCCATCATAATAGTAGAATTAGTTTTACGCCATAGCTTTTGTTGAGGTGTAAGAACTATCACATTAGACTTTTCTTTTTCAGCCACAGCTTTTTCTTTAAGAATTTGTTTGCCAGGCTCAATAAGACTATCCATTTTTCTTTTAGCACAATCTTGATATCCGTGCTCTTTTGGATCTCTATCTAAAAAAGAATTACCCGCTTTAATCCAAGTAATAGCAGCTGGAATATAAGAGAAAGCAGTAAAGTTCCATTCAGGATTAGCAAGGATAGCTTTAGCATCAGGCTTTGAATAGTTTTCTTTAACCCAATCTTTAAGAACCTTTGCAAAGTCTTTACGATCAACTTCCATATGAAAATAAGTTTGACATGCAGTCCATGATGTCATTGGAACACCAGCAAGACCTGTACGGGCTCTAGCCCTTGGCATTTTCTTTTTAGTTTTGCGACCTGTAATTTTATCAACTCTAGCCATTATATAACCTCCTCAATAGTAATTTTATATTTCTTAGAATTCATATCAGTCATTTCAATAGTCTTTTTAGTTGATTGAAAGTAACCTTTAGTTGGATGTAGATCCATTTCAATAGGACCAATCAACCCAATGATACCTTGCTCATCATATGCTAATAGAGATTTTCTAACTGTATCAGCAATTTTATCACAATATGCTAACATTATACAGCCTCCCTAATTTGTTTAAGTTCTCTTACCATTTTAAGCTGAGCTTCTAGTCTTTTAAGAACTTTAGGAGTTGCAACCTGTGGGTTATCAATTTCCTGTTGGATGAAATGTGGAAGAACTCTAAGCATTCTATCGATATTTGATGGATTGCCAATTAAGTTCTTTTTAAGTTGGTTTGTACTAATCATAAAATTTCCTTCCTTTTATCATTTTATAAGTATATTATATCATACTTTTAACCAATTGTAAAGGAAAAAGTGCACAAAAGTTTTCAATAAAATCAATCACTTGTAAAATAAATTAAATTAAATGCTGACTGCACTGAATACTATATTAGCTATGATTATAAAACCAATTACTTCTAACATAAAACCTCCATAAGAAAGAGTTCAGCCTAATGGCTGAACTTCAATACGTTTTCTACTCTAAATGATCGCCATTCTAGTTTATCAGTATCTAGACAACGAATAACTTGAAGAGTAGCATCAACACCATTAGTGTCCTCTTTAGGCTTCTTATCATCAGGAATAAGTTCCTCTTTCAAAGTAGCTTGCATCAATCGCTCTTCACCATTGACTTTAATAAATTTGACTTGACATACTCCATTACGTAACATGTCAACCATTTCTCCACGTGTATATGCTTCACTCATATTATAGATACTCCACTGTATAAGATTTAGTTGGATTATGATTTGCATCATCTGTGTCAAACCAAACGCGTTTAGTAGTCTCAACTCTTATTCTACGTTCACCGACATCATCATACTCTTCATAAGATTTAGTTATTACTTCTTGCAAAAGCCGTCTTTCAACTGGCTCATTATTATCCTGCATAGGAAAGTTTTCCAAAGGAAATCCCATTGGCAAAGGATACTGCTCTTCTTTATTAGCTTTCATGTTACCTCCTCATTTTAGCTAAGTCTTTTGGATCTTGTCCTTTCCCGACTGGGACAAGGTTTGATTTGTGCATAGTGGCAATTCCAACGATGTAGTCTCCGGAATAGACATTTGCTTGCTTTTTTGTCGGCACGTATTCGATTGTGTCCGACGTCGGGATGCTTGGATACTTTGTTTCACGGTACGTTGGCTTTGGCGGTACATACTCTACAAACTCCTTCTTTTTAGCTTTGAGCTGAGATGGATGACAACCTTTATCCATGAGCCATTTGTCATGTTCGGCTTGTATTTTTTCCCAACCAGGTTTACGATTTGCTTTACGTTTTTTTGTATTGAGGCTTGACATGCCTCTCACTAAATGCATAGTCATATTACTGTCTTTCCTTATATCCTTCAACCATCTTTTTCATCCATTGCTGGACAGTCTTTTCTTCATCTGTTAATTCTAACATATTAAAATCTTCTACAATACGAGTAAACAAATGATACTTAGCCCACTCAACACCATTTAATTTTTCTTCAGTTTGTGGAAAGGGTTCACTATCATATTGATTTTCTATTGTCATGGCTTTTCCCACCTATAAAAAATATGATTACCAATATCTACAGTTTTAGTTTTAGATGATGCCCAAGCTGGTGTTACATAATCAGCATGATAATGTGTTGCACCTCGAGTAAAATCATTAAAGCCTTTTGCATGATATAGTTTAAATGCTATCATCTTAGCAATTTCATATACTGCTATATCAGCATTAGGTACATTTTCAGCCTTGCCATCACAGTACCATGAGAATTGACAACGGTTTTTTACTGGGTATGATATTGACTTGTTTTTCCATGATGGACGAGTAGGGCCCTGATGAACTACTTCACATGGAGTATTAGGATAACGATTATCATTAACTCTATTCATAGTAACAAGACCTACAGCAATCATACCTTTGGTTTGCTGATTACGAGCTTCCCAATAGATATTATCTGCAATACATGTTACTTGCTTTTGAGTTTCTGAAGATTGAGCGTTAGAAGCAAATGCCATAGCAATTGCAAATGTGTAAAGAGCTTTTTTCAATTTAGTTCCAGCCTTCATCTGACTCATATGCAGTTTGATCTGCAAGGCGAGAACCGTAGTGCTCTTGAAGATATTGCGGACCATCTGTCCACTGATTGATGTTTGTATTATCATCAACACCTTCCTTTTTAAGTTGCCTTTGAAGAGCTTTATCTTCTTTAACCATTTCAGCATCACGTTTAGCTTCAAGGATTCGCTTTTGCATAACCTGTCTGATAAGATTACCACGTTTTGTGTATTCAAGATCAGTCATTCCAGCAACTTTTGATTTTAAGATTTTCATATTTAGTCCTTCCTAATTATTTAATGTATACATTATATCATACTTTTGCGCAATTGTAAAGGAAAAAATGCATTTTTTTATCCTTATAAATCAATCACTTGTAAAATAATTTGAAAAAACTTTTAGTCCTTTAATTTTTTAGGTTGAAACGGACTATTCTGAGCTGAAAGTTTATCAACTTTTTCGGTAAGTTCCTTTACTCTACCAATAAGATAATACTTTTCTTTCTCCATTTCAGCAATATTTCTTTTTAATGTTTCAACTTCTGAAATTGTGCTCGCACCTATATTATTCAAGACATCCTCCCTTTAAAAAAATTATGTAAATATTCTTGCCACTCTTCATCATCTGTTTCCCATACACCTTCTTTTTTCCAATCATGGCCGAATTTTTCTTTCCATTCTTTATCTTCTTTTTCTTTTTGTTCTTTTTCGTTTATTGCCACAAATACTCCTATACTGCAAATGACTCACCACAGCCACAAGAGGCTGTAGCATTTGGATTAATAACTTTAAGATATGAACCTCCTAGTTCTGTAACATAGTCTATTGTACATCCTAGGATAAACATTTCAGCTACTGGATCAATTGCTAAATTACCTATTGTAGGTTTTTTATCTGACATGTTCCACTCATACTGAAACCCTGAGCATCCGCCACCTTTAACTGATAACTCAACATTTGGTTGACCAACTTTTAACAAATATTCTTTAGCATTATCTGTAAGCTTAACCATATATTACCTTTCTAAGTTAAGATGTGGGGCTAACCGTGGGCCCCACGCGGGTATATTGAGGTACCAACCTTAGTTTAATTAAGCAGAGCTCCCGTATAAATGAGAGGTGCAATGTTCAAACCCTTAATGAACTGGCCGGCTTTCTCGGAAGGCCTTACCGACTGTGGCCACCTGCGTTTTAATTTTTACGTCGTTTACAGGCTTGATCGCGTTAACTTACCGCTCGACTTCTCCTTTATGTGAGGTAAATTCGGCAACATTGCCAGGCTTTCCTCGTTGGCCTATCTTGGCAGGAGATCAAGGAATTGAACCCTGTCCTAGTGGGTTGGAGCCACTTGTGCTACCGTAACACTTATCTCCTAATTGGTACCCTCGGGGAGACTCGAACTCCCACGCTTTTAAAGCCACGGATTTTAAGTCCGTTATGTCTACCATTCCATCACAAGGGCTGTTTT